GCTTGTCCAGTACTGCTCTGAATAGACGCTCATGGCCTGCTCTGCCGTTAGATGCTTTCCGAACCGCTTGAACGCCGCCCGCATGTTCTGGATGCAAGCGTCCATCGTGGCTTGCGTCTGCGGGATGTCGGGATACTTCTTCATGGCCGTAATGATCTCGCCCGAAACCGTCGCCATCAGCTTTTTATTCTTCTCGGCCTGGATCGCGTCCTGCTCGGTCTTCTCTTTCTGCTCGCGCCATGCTTTTAACTCGTCGCGTTCCTTCGCGATCTGCCGCGCTTCGCGCTGTTCGGGCGTCAACTTCTCGTCGTCCATCATCTCCTGCACAACGCCAAGAGCAAACCGTTTAATGTCGACATTGATGTCAGGATCGGAGAGAACCTCACGCAACCCCTGCGGAGTCTTGAGCTTGGCCATCAGTTCAGCCGCGCCCTTCTTCGCCTGAGTAGCGTCTTTGATCGTCTGGTCGGCGTACAAAGCTTTCTGCAAAACCGCCTTGAGCTGATCCTTGTTGGCAAACTTGATCTTCTGCTTCTGGCCCTTGACGTCAAGCTCAACCTCATAGGGATCGTCGGCAACAGGCTCAACGGGCTTTGCACCGGGAGCGTCAGTTAACGCGGCGGCTCCTTCTGATCCTGTGGGAACGGGCGCGGGTTTCGTCGGTTCTGCAACAACGGGCGCGGGTGCGGCTGGGGCTTCGTTAGGCATGCACGGCTCCTTGTGGTGTTGGATTAGAGGCGGGTGGGGGCAATGCCACCGTCGGCTTCATCCCGGGAGTGCCCGGGACTTTCTTCTTAAGCATAGGCCCTTTGGCCTGTAAAGGCGCGCCGGGAACGGCCATCGGTTTAACCGGAGGTCGTGTGTTTGCTCCCGGCGGTAATGGTTTCTTCTGAGGCATCGGCGCCCCAGGATGACCGCCCGGGGGCGGCGGAGCGGCCGGCCCGCCTTGCGGCGTGAGCTTTAAGACCCCGGCCAGAATCGGGCGGGTCTGAATGCACTGCATCATCAATTGCTCATGCTCGGCGATGTGCGTCAGCGCGTTCTTCACAATCGTTTCGGCCTTCGGATCATTGGCAAGGCGCAAACTCGGATCGGCAATCACATTCTTGTGCTCAAGAATGTGCGTCGGATGATCGTCGGAGATAGCGGCCTTGCACATGCCGCCTTCCGACAGCTTCTCGTTCTCGCCCTTAATCAGCATCAGCTCCCGGTGCGGGCCTTCCGTCAGAGCTTCAAGAGATCCCGTTTCAATGACTTCGAGATATTCCTTCGGGTCCGTAATCATCCCGGCCCCGATCATGTCTTTAGCCATCTCGATCTTGCCCGCCTCGGTGTTCGCATACGCCGATCCGAGCGTCACCGATACGCGGTCAATCAGGTTCACGTCCGACCCGAAGAACTCTTTCAGATAGGCGCGGTTGCCTTTCCCTGCCACGAGTCCCGTCCGCTGATCGTCGGGATGGTCCTGAAGATCATGCAGAACGCCAGTCGCAAGCGCCCCGCAATAGAACGCCCACGACTTCGCAAAGCGAGAGTTAAACCGAATTGCCCGGGCATCCTGCAGCGCCGACTGCGATCCGCTGGTAATGTTCTCATCCGTCATGCCGCGCAACTGAGCGTTGATCCCGGCCAGCGTTTCCATGCGCTGAACGATGAACGATCGGAACGGGATCGCTTCGGGCGGGAACTCCACAAGGTTTAATGCTTCGGGTTTCCCGGCCTGGGCGTTGAACTTCAGAAGGTTCATCGAGCCGATCAAGTCAGCCACGCCCAAGTTGCAGCCGTCCGGAACGAGGATGTTCGACACGAGGAAGTTTGACAGGTTCGTCGCAAGGCCGCCGTCAATGATTTCAATCACCTGCTGCAGCGGCAAAAGGTCAAACGCCACGGTATACCCGAAGTTGATCGACTCAACCGGCGCGGGCATGTTCGTGTAGACGGGGAACTCCCGATATTTTAAGTGCGAGTCTTCGAGCCAGGTATCAGAATCCAGATAGAAGATCTGCCTTCCGAATGGAAGCGCGGAAGTCTGCTTATGGAACGCCAGGAAAAGAGGAACGAGGTCGGACTTTTCTCCTCGTGTGGCAGTAATTCGAGTGTTATCCCAGTCAGTGGCAATGGATTTTTCACAGATGGCTTTGGCTTTGTCCGGGTACTGAGCCGCGAGATCGTATTTATTAACGAAGAGGCGAACGATAAACCATTGGTTATCTTTGAACTGCTGAATGTGGATGTCTCGGATAAGGTTGGTCGGGTTAACATCCAGAAACTGAATGTCACCTTTTCGGTAGATTTTCTGTTCGGAAGTATCGACAAATTTCAAGTCCCCCAAATTCTCATTGAACAGCTTGACCGTCGTTCCTTCGCCGAACAGGTACGCCATCTCGGCGTTGGAATCGCACGTCTGGTCCATGCCCTTATTGCGGCCGTAATCGCTCAGGATCCCTTTCGAGAGCGTGACCTGCGCCGCCGTCGTGTAATCGTTGTTGACGGGCTGAGGTTCAAAGGCGAGCTTGTCCTGGGTCGTCATCCCCACCACATGATCGACAATGTTCCGAAACTCGTTAATCGGCAAATTAAGCAATTCGCCTTCTGCTCCACCTCGCGACACAGAGCCCAGAGTGATATAGCCTCGGTTGTACTGCTCAAAGACCATCCGCCACAGCGCCATCTTCCCCGTCGCGTTGCAATACTCATAGTATTCGGACGCCTTTCGCGCAAGAGCCTGAATGCACTCTACCGTCGGCTTGCGCCAGTAATATTCGTCGAGCTGTTTGTTCAGCTCTGACTTCTCGGGCTCCTGCTGGTCCTGCTCGTCCTGGGTAGCGATGTCCTGCTGAGTGTCGCCAGTCTCACCGTCACCATTCGTGTCAGTCGGTGCGTCTTGCAAATCTGTAATATTCATTCCGAAGCCACCCATCCGGCGTCAATGCCGCAGACGCCGCATCCTTTTTTAATTGCCGCCCATTGTATGCGCTTGCCAAACTCAAAGTAGAGCGGAGCTTCCTTCCGACAGTTTATGCATCGGGCCATAAGCTGATAGTGTTTCGCCGCCGGAGTAGGCACAGCCGCGTCCGTTGATTCGTTGTGAGTTTTCTTGTCGTCGTGCTTAAACAGGCTCATAGGCCCCCCATTGGCATTGAATCTCTGCGTTGACGATTGAATCGCTCTTTGCCAAACACCCGCTCAAGCGTCCGGCCTTCCTGCGTATGCGCCCGCGTGTTCCAGTCGGGCGGGTAGATGACATCCTTGGCGTCATAGATCGTGCCCGTGGCGAAGTTGTAGTTGAACGGGAATGGGTTGATCTCGGTGCGTATGTTTCTGACCATGTAAATGAGCGCATCTAAAGCATCCATGTGCCCGAGCGCCATACTCCGGCCATAGTCCTTCTTTAACGCGTCCTTCCAGAAAGCGCCATGTAAAGTAGCTATCAGTAACTTGCACGATGGATCGACTAAAATACGCCCGGAGCCGAGCATGATACGAACCTTGTTTAGCCATTCGGCCTTCTGTTCTTTGTCGGTGGGGTTGATGTGAATGTCGTGAAGCTGAGACAGATCGTTAAGCAGCATAAGATTTGAATTGTCTGACCAATGCTGGGTCCGGCTGGTGTTAACGTCCCACCCCAACTCGCGGACAGCGGCGCGATAACGATCGGCAAAAATATCAGTGCGAACGTCTGTGCCCGAAAGCGCAAATTCTCTCTGGATAACGATCTGGCTTTTCGGGAAGTCGTAGTAGGCGAAGAGCGCAACGGTTTTGTCGGAGACTCCGAGGTCTGCGCCCGAAGCCTTGTATAGATCGCTATAGTAGACGGGTCGCGGCACACTCCGCACGTGCAGATCTGCATTGAACTCGGGGACAATGACGGCTGATTCGTCGCGGATGAACTCGGCCATAAACTCCCGCTTGAACCGCGCCGAGTCTTTGCCATCTATGCCGACCTCGCGCATCGCTTCCGCGATTTCGCTCTCGGAATATCCGGCGTCATAGACTGTGGCGTGCCAATAGCTGTCCGTTTGTTTTGCTGTCTCGACGTAGCGCATGACTGGGTGGTCCGGGCTTGGCACAACCGGCGGTGTTCCAGACAATACCATTTCACCGTGAGAGTCCCAGACGGCAGGAAAGAGCACGTCGTCAACCGCGCCTTCGAGGTCATCTACTTCCGCCATCTCATCGACAGTCGCGAGCGCGAGTTTCTGGCCGCGCATATAGCGATACTGCCGCATGTTACAGCCGTTAAACACAACCCGAGACCCGTTGGGAAATACCAGGGTTCGATCGCGGAACTTCGGAAGGAGATCAACAGGACAATCAGCAAAGACGACCCCAATGATAGGCTCGATGTAATCAGCAAGGCCCGTCTCAACGGGGGCCACGTAGGCCGTCTGTACGCCTGCGGTACGAATACAACATTCGGCGTGGAGGATGAGCAAGAGCGTGGACTTTCGGCAGCGCCGACCTGCGACCATGACGAACTTTCGCGACGGGCGTTTACGGTAGAACTGGTCATAGGCCGTTATTTGAGGCGGTAGGAGTTTGTACTTCAGGCGCCCGATCTGCCACGCATACCGCATCGCCGCCTGGATGTCCTGCACTGTTGGCGGCATCTTCAAGAACCTTCAGCATCTTCATGGCAACGTCCACATTTGCAACTGACTCTTCCGGCGTAAGCGAGATTTGCTTCCGTGCTAAGAGCGCCTTCCACGCGTCGATAGCGATCTTCGCCCTGGTCGCGGCGTCGAGCTTTGGCCACTCGTGCTTGACGAGCATAAACCAGTAATCTAGATTTGACCATTTCTTATCCTTCGATCCGCGCGGCCTGCCGCCCATCGATCCGTACTTGCTCGCGTTCTCCTTCGTGAAAAATGGTTGTTCCAAGGTTCAAACCTTCACCAGTTGCGGCTTCTTCGGCATCATCTCAAGCCAGCACGACACATGATAAACGATGTTGATCCCACACGGAGCCGCTTGATTCCCGACCATGATCCGCACGACGGACAACCCGCATATCGCTTGCCCTTCTTCGCACGCCTTCCCGCACCATCGGCATTCAGTGTTCATAGAACGTGAGCCCATCTTTTACGCAATATGAAATTCATTTCACAAAACCATTAATCCATGACGCCAATCGTTCCGACTCGTGAAATTCCGACATGTGCGCCACTAAAAACGCTCGGTAAACGACCGCATGATTCTGGCACTGCATCCGACGGAGAATCATTTCTATCTGCGACAGGAATATCTGAGGCTTCAAAGCCATGTACGCATTGAAGCAGTCCGTGCAATCGTGCCGCTTGTCCCATAGGACCGGGAGAAGCGTTTCGGCCATGTCAGCTTTGACTCGTCGATAGATTTCATTGAGCTGGCGCTGCTTGCGAATCACTAGAGGCTTGCGGTAGAGGTTCCAGCACCACGCCGCGACGTAGTGATACCAACGGGCTTTGGCTGGCGGCGTGATAGCCGGTGCGTCAAAGACCACGGCCACGGCGGGAGAATCGTTCACGATATCCTCGCCTCTCCCGGCAACGTCACGGCCACCGGCTCACGCTTCAGGCCGGTGTACAGCTCCAGCCGATCCATCCTGACTTTCAGCAAAGCCACCTCCCGCTCGATTCCTGAGGGTTTATTGATCCGGGCTAGTATTTCCTCGAAACGGGCATCAACGGCCTGCTTAAGGGCCGGTTCCGTTCGTCTAGCGCGATCCTGCCACCACGTGCCAAACCGAATCATCCAATTCATCGCTTGGCCTGTTCCAGCATTACGTCATAGAGCGCGTCAACAGCTGACGACAACAGCGACGGCGAGGGCAAGATTTCCGTCCATTTGTTGTTTTCAAGCACACAAGCCTGCCAATGCCTGCCATATTGCCTGAGCTTAAACTTCAGTTCCCGCGTCGGCTCTTTTGGTGTCGACGTCTCTTTCTCAACGGCCAGGCGCCGGGCTTCGGCGGCATCGTTCCACTTCTGCTCAAGCTTCTGCTTATCGACGGCGCTGATGTTCTTAGGCATCCCGGCGTCGATGATCGGTCTGACTGGTAATGGCACTCCTGAGGATTGTGGCATTA